CAGCAGTCGCATTGACCGGCAGCCACCGTCGATAAACAACGGTATCGCCCTGATTCTTCGGCATGGGCCGAGTGTCTCCGATGAGGCCAAGGACCTCTCTCGGTACTGCATGTTTCAAGATTTCGCCCTTGAGCTTACCAATCCGCTGCGCTGGGCTGAGTAATGATTGAAGTGCCATGATATTTTACTCCTATCCGCTGAATGCCTTTAGCATTGCGGCTTCTTCGTCGTCTTCGGAACCCGGAGTCATACGCGGAACCCCCTTAGGTTGCAGCGCCGCTTCGAGTCGTTTCTGTTTCTCTGATACCTTTCCTGCTGTGGATTCCACCTGGCCTTTTCGATGATCTTTGTACTCCGTGAGTTTTTCGCTAAGATAATCTGCATCCCAGCTTGCCCCCAACTTCTGCTGCTCATCGACGGGTAGAGTTGCCGCCCATTGCCCAAACTCAGGTTCACTCACAACTTGCTGCCAATCACGATGGTCTTTTGATAAAAGCCGCTTTTCTAATCGCTCTGAAAAGGCCTGCTCTTTCTCTTTGACCCGGCTTGCCACAATACTTTCCACATCTATTTGCGGGGCTTGCTGCGCTTCAGGAATATCCTCTGTACCACCAAACAGCATCTCTGCAAGGTCTGGATATTCTTCTGCCACCCGCTCCCTTGCCTTGGGTGATAACCCGTAAGCCATGTTCCTCTGTTGCTCTATCCGCTGCTGAAGCTCTCCGATCTTGCCGAAAGCCTTGTCATGGACCTTGGTAAGCTGGGCCTCAAGTGCGCTATTCTTGTCGATGATTGCCTGTATCTCTGCACGGGTTAGCGGCTCTTCTTTGGTCGCTTCCGGCGGGGTAGCCCCATTAACTGTGGCCTCATCAACTGCTGGCTGCTCTGTCGTATTCCCTTGTTCGACCGGCGTAACGTCAGTCTCATTGAATCCGGCATCAAACGCAGCTTCCTCTGCATCAATCTGATCTGTACTCATGGTTTTTTCCTCCTACGGGCTTTCACTCGTAGCGAATTGTGTCGGGTTTTTCCCCGGCAGAAAGTAATTCCTTCAACTGCTCTATTTTTCCACGAACCCTGGCGGTCTGATCTGCATCCAACACGCCATCGTTCTTTTCCCGTAACACCTGAAGACGATCTTCCATATGGGCCTTTAATTTAGTCCACAGCGCAGATTGTGTTTCATAGTCACTTAGGGAAAATTTCATTTCTGGAACGCCTCTCCATTGGGTGCCCTACCAGCTGGCTCCATCCCGGTCGGCGCAACCTGATGAACCTTATTCGGGTCAACCATCCCAGCCAGCTCTTTTTGGGTGTTGAGTTGCATTGTACTCTTCGCCAATTCCGCCTTTACCTTATCCAGAGATATGTTCCTCTGGTTCGCATAATCGAGCACAGCCAGTTCACGCTGAATTTCTGCCAGTTGCCGTTTCAAGCTGATTTCTTGCATCTGTACCTGCGCATTGATCTGATCGCGTTGCGCTAGACTCTGGGTATATGCTGTGCCGCGATCCACCTCAGCCTGAGCCTTCTGTTGTCCAGCCTGGGCAAGCGCCTGAACCTTGGACTGTTCTGTCTTATCCTTGATCTGCGAACCTGTGTGTCGGTCTGCGCCCTGATCTGAGCAACCTGGACCGCAGGAGATACTTGCTGCTGCGCCTGAGCTTTCTGCGCATCGGTCAACTGGAATTTTCCAGGGGAGAGCCGCTTGAGTTTTAGCAGTTCTTCCATTGTCTTTGCCGGGTCCAACCCATAGATTGGATTGGAACTGGCCTGGAGAAGTTGCGCGGTTTCTATCGCCTGTATCTCCCGCTCTACCAATGCCGAGGAACCTACAGCTTCAATCTGCAAATCGCCTTTTTCGTCATCCTGGCCATACTCCATCAGCCATGCGTAATATCGGCGGATATGCGGTTCTGTTAGTCTTTCATCAAACGTCCGGGCGTATCTCCGCAAAATGGCGGATGCGTTGCGGTTTAATAACTCCATCCCTCCAACCGTGTCTGGCGCTGAACCCTGCTGGCCCTGCATCAGATACGCCATCCCTGTAGAATCCTCCATCATCTTTTGCGCCATCTGTATTTTGGCCGCCAAATCTGCATGAACCGATGGGATATTGATCGACATTATAGCATCGCCCACGGTGCGAACGTCAGCCTGCTCAGTGGCAATGAAAACCTTGCCGCCCCTCAATGACCAATTCCCGTCAGCGGGCCGGATTATCTTATCGCGGACAATTATTAACGGTGCGCATGACAAGCCACCGTTGTCCACCATCTGCCGAGCCGCAGCGTTCAGTAAATCCTGAGCCGTTCTCCCTTTCCGAGCTATCCCGTAACCCCAAGGTGAGGCCGGAATTTGCTGATACGGAATGATGTCGAACGGAAAACCACCAACATCCAACGGACTCAATGTCGCTTTGATCGCTGTATCGTTTACTAGGGTTACAATGGCCGGGCAGGAATCGTGGGTAACAGAGTCGATACCCATGGCATCCAAAGAATCCATGTCGATGTTGCCATAAAAATACCAAACCTCGTACTGATCATCGTCCGAACCCAGTACATCACCAACCCGCATTCCATCAGAATAATTTCGTTTCCCTGGCCCTTCATCTAAAACCTTATCAATCTGATCATCCAGATAACCCGGCAGTCCCTTCAATTCACGTAGGCGTTTAGATGTTAGACTGTCACGCTCAATACAGTAATTACCATCATGGATATTGTCGCCGCATGCAGGGTCTGGGAAAAAATCCCAGCAGCTTATGAATTTAGATGCAGGGGTGATCTTCGCGTCGTACACCAATGTCTTCGCCCCAGCTTCATTGGTGCGCAGCATCAGACTATTTTCTTTTGCCGGGACCGGACCCTTAATAACGCCAGACCCAATCTTGCAACATTCCTCAATAACCCTTCGGCACTCTGTATGATAGTGGCACTCGGTCAACCAGTCCCTGATCCGTAACTCGGCCTTCTCCACCATCTTGTCGGCCTGATCAACCGCCGATGCCTGTATCTGATCCATGACCGGGAGGCTTTGCATTCCTGGCTGGCCATCAGGGGGAGGCGGCACTCTTTGTCCAACCATCCCGTACCCTTGATTAACCACCTGCGCAGGGTCGGGGATAGGTGTGGCCTTAATCGCAAAATTCCAGTCACCTGCTGGCAGTAAAATATCGCCTAGTCTGGCACTGGCTGAATCCACAAATTGAGCTGTGATGTTGAAAAAACTGGAACAGCGCCCCGATACTCCGGGCTGGGCACTGGTGGTTATCCCTCCTTGCACCCCAGGAGATTTCAGACGTGATTGGGTCAACCTATTTGCATCATCTATCCCGAGGTAGTATTCCTCGTCTTCCTGCCAGACCGTTTCGATACCAGACGCTTTCCGGCCAGTCACAGCTTCGTCTCGCAACTTGGCAACCTGCTTGCCTAGTTTTTCGACACGCTCCTGCCGATTGATCTTCTCGGCTTCTATCATCTGCCTCAGTTCATCCGGCATCTGTTGAGTCTGGTTGTTCATTCGGCCTCCAAAACAAAAAACCCCGCCTCACTCCGGTTAGGAATGGGACAGGGCCTCCGCTCTGCAACTACTGTCGCGCTGATCGCTCGGCACTTATTCTGTTTTTGTTCTACTTCTTGGCTACAAACCCAAATTCCGCTTCAAGCTGAGCCAGTGCATATCGACAAATTTTCCAGATAACTTTTGCTAGCGTAATCTCTTTCATTTTTTTATACCATGCTTTTACGACGTTAGCAACTTATGTCCGCATGGACGAGGCCCGAATAGCCAAAACCGACACAACTACCGTTGCGCCAGCCCCGACAGTTGACAGTCTTGGACGAAACCACAGACTGGAATCACGGAGAGTCTGTATCCCGTTTGCCGTCGCGGTGATTGCAACACCTGCCATACTCTGCAATGGTTGCCAGTCGGTTGCCGGGTCCTGGTTGCCACCCTCAAGCGCGGCTGTTGCAGTACCCCACGCAGACGCGTTGAAATGAACACTCTTCTGCCAAAACTCCGGGAACATAACCCCAACTCCAGTCGCATCCGCAGAGGTAAGGGTCCATTGAAAAAGCAATGCCGATCCATCCCCTGTACGACTCACATCTTTTTGCGTAACCGTTGCCATCCGCTATCTCCCCATCCTCAAAATTTTATCCGACTTGTTGTTGGGTGCCAGGATAATCCTGCTAACAGCCAACTCCTGCCCATACATCACACCCTCCAGATACGAGTCAAATACGATCTCCCGAACTATAGGCTCCAATTCCGTTGGCAGTCCTTCTGGAAAACGGTCTCGCATGAAAATCTCGATAAATGCCCCAGCTTCCTCAACTAACCGCTTGTCTGTGATGTGTTTCATGTTCCTCCAAACCCTAACAAACTCAAAAGTAAAACCCCGAAAAATCTGGCACTTTATTCAATGATTTCAACAAACCGACTTGCTCCATTTTCACCACCCCATCGAGGCGTTGAATGGCTGAAATCCCGCATCCCGATACACATTAGGCGACTCGTCACTTGGAATAGGAATATCAAGCCCTGGCTCCACAATCCTAGCTAAAGAATCCAGCATGTCGTCGTGCTTCCCTACCGGGAAAGGCAGAAGCTCTTCCTCAATAAACGACTGGACCAAATCACACAAAACTCCATCGTAACCAGTGTATGCCAGAGAATCAGGGAACCAAAAATTTCCTCGCTGGAAATACGGGACCAGTCGTCTTATCCGATCATTCTTTGCCGTGCTTCCACCGACCTCGGTGATCCTAAACCTGTACGTCCTACGATTCATCTCAGAGCGGATAAACTCTATATCCGCCTGCATACTATACTTCTCGTATCGAACCTGCTGCGGCTTCCACCGACGATGCAGCCTAAACACCGCCTCACAACGCTCAGTCAAATTCAGCTTGTCCCGCACCATGTCCAAAACGTAATAGTTCTCATCCCCACCCAACCCAACAACCCACATACTCGTATAGTCGCTGTGGTTCTTCTTCTCTCCTGCCGGGTCAACCAGCAGAACCTTCTGGAGCTGACTATGATTGATATTACAACCATAGAAATTCACCCATTGCCGTTGAAACTCTCCACCACCTGACGGCCGAGGACGCTGCTGGAACAATGCGTTCCATGTCCGGGGAATGCTCTTAAACCCCTCAAAATGCTTCTCAGTAAACCACTCCGGCCAAAGATATTCACCAATCTTTCGGCCCAGCGGATCTCCCGCCTTCTCGCATTCGGCAGGAATGCAGACCACATACCACTTTCGACCGTCCCGGCATTCGATCATTCCGTTCTCACCGTCATAATTCGCCGGAAGAATGCGCCCGGCGAGATCGTCCTCATGCCATCTTGTTTGAATCAGGATCTCCCATCCACCCGGCATAAGCCGAGTTCTTAGATCGTCCTGATACGCCTCCCAAGTTTTATTTCTGATCGTCTCCGAGTCCGCCTGCTCGCGACCCTTAATCGGATCATCAATGACAATCCCATTTGCCCGGTTTCCGGTTATGCCGCCCAGGATACCCGTGGCCATATACTCGCTACCGTTATCTAATGCCCACTCGTCAGCAGCAGATGTATCCGATGATATTTGCGTGTCAAAGATCGAAGTATATTTTTTATCCCGCACAATCTGCCGGGCCCGGCGTCCATGCTTCTTCGCCAAGTCCGACCCATACGAGGCCAGGATGATCTTAAGGCCCTTAATTTTTCCCATGGCCCATGTGGGAGCCACTACCGACCCATAGATACTTTTGGCCGACCCAGGAGGCAGAAAAAACATCGCTCTTGGGATATTCCCGAGAATCACGTCCTCCATTACCTTCAGCATCAAACTATGGTGCACGGCCAGCCCGGTCTCCACCGGATAAAACACCCACTCTTCTTCTTTGCCGCTTACCGGCTTGCCAGGAATATCTATAGCCTTGGCAAAATCAAGCAGACTCTCTTTGGCCCGATCCCGGCGCAACAGCTCTGCGGCGGCACACTGCGGAGTGACCTTATTTGCCACGGGCAACTGCCTCAAGCTCTTGACGGGACATGGTGGCCACATCATCGCCGCGGGCATCTTCGCCGTCGTTTATTCCGAACACCTCCCTCTCCAATCCGATCAGCGTCTTGTATGCGCCTACCAACTCGACTGTTCCCTTTATCCTTGTTGGCAGACTGGCTACCTTCTTAACCGCCTTCGCCAGCAGCACATCGTCATTTTGTCCAAGGGCCAGGGCCAATTGCTCCAGCAGGTCTCCACCATCGGTCAGCGCGTCAACCTCGGCAAACAGCTTTGCAACAAGCTCCCTTTTCTGCGGAACATCTATCCGGTGATTCAGGATAATGTCTGCCTGCATCTTGGCATTAGCGTCGATGATGGCGTTCTCGGTTACACGTTTCTCCCCTGGTGTAACTTTCGGTGTAACCGCCGCTTGTGTAACCAACGCCTCGGCCTTGGCTCTAATCTTCGCGGTAAGGTCTCTCCCTACACCGGCCTTGTCCCAATGCTTCAATATGGCAGCCCTGGAAACGCCATACTCTTTCGAGAGATGCAGCACAGAGACTACCCCGGCTCTCCATGCTGGCTCCATTGCTGCCCAATCAATCTGGTTCCTGGCCATCTACCTTGCCCCCTCACATCCCCTGCACTTCGGGTATTGTTTCCTGTTCAACTCTTTGCACACTCCCGGCCTGATCTCCCCGGCCTGATACGGACACTTCTTCTCCTCCATCGTTCTTCCCCTTAAATATCCGATCCCATCCTTCCCGGTATTCCCGAGAGACAGCTTTATGTCCGGGGCTCATCAGGTTCTCTTTCATTTCATCCAGCAGGGGTAATGTCCTTGCCCTGATACGAGGCGTCCATTGCCTGCTGCTCCTGCCCACTATCCGCCTCGGTTGAGTCATCCGCTCCACCATCCTGCTGATCCTCGTCCGGCCCGCCGGTCTTTCGCGCCTCCTGGGCTACGGCCATTATGGCCTGCATCGCCTCCTCGAGGGTTTTCACCGGCATGGATTTCCCATCATCGGCAAGGTCCGTTGCCTCATGTTGAACGGAAACCGACATCGTTCCATCATCGGCTATTTTAAGCGTTATCTCTGTAACGGCCATTATTTCCCCCCTTTTTTAGTGGGGAACTTCATGGGGGACTTTGTCGGCGGGACCATGGGCTTTTGTTTTGCTGGCATTACTGGTTTTTTGGCCATAATAATTCTCCTTCGATTTTTGGTTTAGCAACAATAAAACGATTTCTCACTCCACTTTACGCCCGGATTTCCTGTTGTGCAAGGGAAAACGACTGTTGGTAGGGAGCCGCCAACAAATCAATCAACCAGACGGCTAAAGCCGCCCGTTATTTCTGGCGTTATGCCCCCCTGCTCTTGATAACTGCAAAGCTTCACCACCACTTGCCCCCCCCCTGAGCCCTAGCCTTCGGTTAGCCTCACAATCTCGATCTCCCACCGGGGATGATCCGAGTAAACCTTTTTTGCCGTCAGATCAACTGGTTATTTGCAATGCTCCTTATCGTGGCAGTCTTTGCACAAAATAGTCATCGGCCCCGACAAAATACGATCTCTCACCAACTCAATCAATCCGTCCCAATCTATCCCGCAATCATGGTGCGCCTCAACGTATACCTCTCGCCCCTTTGCTCGGCTCTGCTTTGCGTGGCACCGCTCACAGGTATAACCCTCCCGCTTTAGTGCCGCAGCCCTTTCTCTGGACCGAAGAAACACGCGGCGTAGTGCTGAACGTATCTGGCTGTTTGGGGTAATCGGTTTCAAGCGGATCAAGCGATTTCCTTTTCTACGGCTAAAGCCGCCCGTTATTTCCGGCGTTATGATGCCTTGGCCATCACCGGCAGACCGGCCAGGGTGATGCCTTGGCCATCTCCGGCAGACCGGCCAGGGCATCCCAATCTTTTTGGGTGGGTGCGGCCCCGATTTGAGAGATGCGACGGGGGCTAACCCCCCATCGCTTCGCCAACTCCTGAGCCGTCCAACCTTTAACCCGTAACTGCTTGACGTACTCAGTCATTGTCAATCTCGTTGTTGTTGCAGTCCCGGCCATAGTTTGCCAAATTGCAATCTTGGCAGCGGCTCGCGACAAAGCAATCAACGTAATTATACGAACAATACAGGGCTTGCTCTAGGCTCTGGTCAACACCTTGGGTAATCTTGGCGGCAATCTCTTTTTTGGTCCCTGCTGTTTTCTCGTTCATTTTCATGCCCCCTTAATGTCTTCAATTTTAATCTGGCCAGCGACAACGGCCCGTGCAACTTTTGTGGCGTGGAACTCTTTGCCCCGGCTGATCACCGTCAAGTAGTCGCCTTTGGGCAATTCAACCATATCAACGCCGGTCATGTCGGTTGGGGTTCCTTCCTTCTCGCTGAGTACCTGTCTTTCGCCTACTGCGTTTTTTGACATTACATAGTATTTCATGGCCGTCTCCTCATTTTAGTTTTGGGCTTTATTGCCCCTTTGTTAAATACAGAATAGCATTATATTTCTATTGTGTCAACTAAAAAAGAAATATATTTCCATTTCATATCTAACCCCGAGGTAAACGGCATCATAACAAGCGGGTCGAGCTGACCGGGGGGAAGCTCGGTGTTTTTTATTGTAGTTTGGTTGGCCCGGTCTGCTCACCCTGGTCGTTATCTGCTGATCTGCCCACGGATATCAACGAGGACGCATAGCCCAAAGAATACGGCGGCACCAATTGAGAATCCATAGCCAAATCCAACGCCGAACCCGATGAAAAGTGCGGCAATTTGGCCAACTATCCACAACCCAAAATTTCCTTTTTTAACATTTGCTCCGATCATGTTCATCTCCAGGGCAGCTAACAAGCGGTTCAACGCAGACCGCCGGGACGCGCTGATTTCTTAGCCCCCTTCAGTGGCGGCGGCTTGTTAACCTAATCGTTATATTTTACGGCACCTGGCTAGGGCAGCGGCTCGAACAAAAGCCGAAAAATCTTCCCCGGCCAGTTCTGCCGCCGCTTTTACCGTCTCAACCTCGGCCTCAGTCCACCGGATCTTTACGGCCACCCGGCGGGCGTCAATTTTTCGGGAGCCGGGGGGTTTTCCCCGGCCCCGCTTGGTGTCGTCTGTCATGCCTTGACCAGCCGGTCATAGTCAACCAGGTAGCGGTTGCCGTCAGTGTCGATGATCTCACGGCTGTAGTTTTTCTGTGCGTTGTTGGCCTTAATCGCAGCCCCGGAGGTCTTGTGGGTGGTGTAGCCCTTGCCGCCGTAGTAGCTGGCCAAAACAACCGCGTACTTGCAACCGGCGGCAAACACGATGTCACGGTCAAAATTATCAGAGGCGATGTCGTGGATGCTGCCGCTGTTGCTCATCTTCTGGGGAATCGTGTAGGTGGTTTTCATGGTCGTTCTCCTTTTGGGTGGTGGGCTTTATTGCCCCTCGTTTAAATATAATGTACACCCGTTTTAATGCAACCACAAGTATTATTTTGCACCCACAACAAAATAAAATATAACCAATCAGCTCAGCTCAAGCGTTAAGCCGCCACCTCCGAAGTGTCGTGCAACTCCCGGTACTCCATCAAAATGTCGTGCATATTCTCGGTAATATCGACACAGTAACCAAGCTCTTCAAGGTTCAGGTATTGCTCTCCGCATTTTGCGCAGTGGAACCATGATGCCAACCTCATTTCATCGCCGTAGATTCGTTCTTTTATCTCATCGCCTTCGGTGCTGATATGCCTCTCAAATTCTATGCAATCATCACCGACTTTTACTTTTGTGTTACA